GGGCTTTTCTCCATATCTCTCCTTTTGTCCACTATAACCTTAATCGTAAGAGTATCCAAATGAGTGTCGTAACCTGTTGGACCCTCGTTTATCCCAGTGCTTGAAAGCTCTACCGCTATTGTCGGCAACCGGCTGGCTGGAATAATAGCAGGATCACCGTAAAAGAACGGTCTTTTTAACTTAAGATCAACACCGGTAGTTGTATTTTCTAATGTATCTATTATTTTCTGGACGATATCTACCATAGTTTTCGGGGGTATATTTTTTTAATTAAGTCTTGATGAAACCTTTTCATTATATTGGTCTTCCTTTTCTCGTCCAGCTTCATCATTATCCTTCTCGGAAGCCGACGACGAGGATCCTTGGACTGGTGATATTTAAAGTATTTCGTTATGTTATAAACCTCTAATGAAGTTCTTTTGGCATTGAACTTAAAACCTTTTCTCATCCTGCCGGTTCTCTGAAGCAAAGGCCAAGGTTGGGATATTTTTCTCGGCTTCCAAGGTTCTCCTATCTCCCTTCCCCTTGTTTCAAATACGGGTCCCGAGAATACTTTAGTTAAATCATTTCCTATTTTTTTAAAAGTGCCCTTCCAATCCTTCCCTTTTATCTCCACTCCCCTGAATTTTCTAATAAGCTGTTCGTCTCCCTCTATTGAAAATCTGATTACCATTAAAACTGTTTTTTAATTCTAAACTTTATATCGCCACCGGAATCCTCCTCGGATTCATCTTTTGTATTCTCGTCAGGCCAGCCATCTATTCCCGCACCGGATTTCTGATCGATAACTACACCGCTACTATCCACCAATTCCAGTGTGCCTTCAACTATCTGTTTCAATTTTTCCTCAGCCCATTTTATCCATCTCCTTCCTCGGGTATCTTCTGTCCCGTCTCCGCCTGCCGAATACTCTTTATCTAACAGCAAACCGGCAGCCAGTTTCTTCTCTATCAATTTTATCAGATCAGGTGTCTCCGATAAAGGCAATGTATAAACTTCTGAAAGCGCGGCTATCACCAAACTATGAGCTTCGTTGGCGTATAAAGTTATCAGCGATTCCTCTACATTAGACCAGTCGTAATCAACAGTAATCGCCACAGCTGTCGCAGGTGCAGCTCCCAATGTTATCTTCCCGAGGGCTGCTTCTATCGCTGAAGGCGTTGACAATCCCGCAACATCCTCGATATAAATTACAGCTTCGGGTGTGCCGACATCACCACTATAATCCTTGTCCACTATCGGCTTATTATCAACGTAAAAAACAACGGTTACCCCGTCGCCAGTGCCGAGGGCTTCACTCCTCTCTTTATACTGAAAACCGGCCTGCTCCCGTATTTCCTGATTTGTCACATAATTGCTCATAGGAAAACCGGCAACTGCAAGGGAAGAACCCAGCTGGCGAACCTCCCTCACAGGAAACCTTTAAAAAATTAGTCGTTGCTGGCTCCAACCAGCTCAACGGTAAATGCTCCAGAGGTGTATGCAGTCATTCTTGCCCTCATAAACTTATAGGTGTTATTCACGTATATAGCAACAGGTGTGCTTGGGTTTGTTTTGGTAGCTAACAACACCCAGTCGCTTTCGGTAATAGCCGAAGCTTCAAGAACCACTGTGCCAACAGGCGTAGTAGTCCCAGTAAAGACAATCGTCTTGTTCTGAACCCTAAGAACCCCTACTGTTTCACCAGTAGCCGTTGAGGTTACACCGTCTAATAACGTTTCTTCTTTTTTGATCATATATTTTTAGACCTTTTTAATAATTAACTAATCCTTACTCTCTTTCCCCCTTCCTGTCCACAAGGACCGGAAAAGAGAGCAAAATTAACCAATTCTTAATCTATGTCTTCTTCTTCCGTTTTCGCTGCTTCGTCTGCTGACTCCAAGGCTTCAATTAAATCGTTTTTCTTCATTCCTTTCGTATCTATATCTCTGCCTTCGGCGATTTTTCTCAAATCACTGCCTTTCCGTTTGGAATAGTCAGGCACTTCTGGGGTTTCCTCCGGTTGAGGTTCCTCTTTTGGCTCCTCTTTAGGAGATACTTCTGGAATAACCCCTAAAAGACCTTTCTCCACCAAACTTTCGGCTTTCTCCTCATCCATTTCTATCTCGTCGCCTTGAACAAATCTCGTGCTGTTATACTTCAGACTTACTAAAACTTTGTATTTCATATTACTCTCTGATGACGATTATCTTGAAAGTTCCAGCCGAAGGCGTCGCAGTAGAGGCAGTTGGATTTACAAACATCAGTGCTAAGGTATTGGCAGCTGATACTCTCATTCCTACAATCCCATACGGTGTTGACATTGAAGGATTGTTGATCGCTAACACCCTGTCAGTGGTCGCTAATCCAGTAACCGTAAAAGTTTGCTCTGCACAAACATTGGCAGCAATCAATGCTGGCGTCAATGTCTGACTGTAAACCTTCAACTTGTATAACGGAGTCCCTTGCTTTAACACTATTTTTCTGTGTATTTTGTCAAATCCCATAGTTAGAACCTTGACTAAGCAATCGCGTCTTCAAATAGATAGGCGCAATCAACGGAGATGATCTCTCTGGTATATCTATCGTGGACTCTGACCCAAGTTCCTTCTCTGTCTTTGTCATACCATTTGTCCGCTACTCTAACTCCTTTTTGGAAGTGATAACCGAAACTGATATTCTTAATTCCAGGTCTTGGTGCCACATATAACAACCAAGCGTCTTTGCCCCAAATGTAGGACATTGAATCTGTCTGACCCTCTTTAGCGGTATTATATCCAGCGCCGGCAACGATAACCTTATCTACACCAATCAATCTGGCAAGCAACTCCTCGGATGCTGTGCCTAATTGGGTGTATTTAATTCTATCAATGATGTCGGGGTGGTCAATCAATTTGTCAAAGACCGGTTTACTAACAAGGAAAACGTTAGGTGCTTTAAAGATCTTGGCGTGAATAGCAGCTTTACCGGTTTGGATGTCGTCCAAAGGATCAGAATTAGCGTAATCGTTCCATTGGTCGTTGGCTGTGGTAGCATCAAGGTCAATGTAATTTGTCAGGTTAGTGTGACTCTGCATATAGGTCGCTAAATCGTATTCCTTCTCAATTAACAACTTCTCGGTAACGTTCTCAGCGGCATCCTCTGACGGTGTCAAAGGACTAAGGGCTTGGTCAAGCAATTCGTTTGGGACTATCTCCTTCAAGGCGTGGTCTTTAATGACATAAGCATCAGAGATGGTCATCCCGTAACCCACTTCTCTTGCAGCAGAACCCATTCCCCTTAAGGTTTGGACTTTCCTGAATTTGCCCTGGTCGTATTTGTAATACTTCCCAGTTAGCAACTTGGAAGGGATTATCGGCAAGACCTGCTCGGCAACGTAGTCATCATTCTTGTAAGCGACTGAAACGTTTGAAAGAATTGGATCTACTCTAATATCGTAAAGTGTTGGTTTCATCCTATGTAGTTACCATATGAATTGCAATCAACATCTCTTGTATGTCATTCTCTAAAGTGCTTGGACCTTCTAACATTATTCCAGCAACTGTGTGGGCATTTGTGGTTGTAGCTGTCGCACGTCCGGCTGAATCTGATGTAACTCTGTTATTAAACGTTACTCCGGCTGGAGTTGTGCAAACAACCTTTGATGTCCCTAAAACCCTTACGACAGCAGCTTCATTTTCATTCGGCTCATTCTGTAGGACACCGAGAATCACACCTGTAGCAGTAGTGCAAAGACCAACGGTTTGAGAAGCAGATAAATACACGAAACGATACTGGTAAGTTCTAAGATCGGCTCCAGCTTTAAAGGTAATATCTAATACTCCTGCTTGTTGACTCATTTTTCAAGGTAAAATTTTTAATAACAAGACCGACTATATCTCATTCCTTCCTTATGAATTTCTACTCTTTTTCTACTCGTTTGGCAAGTTCGGGGTTATTTACCCATACTTGGTCAAGAGCCTGTCGGTAGGTCAATTTATCGTCTGCTTTCATTAGCTCATTTGCCAAGTTGTCAGCTTCTTCTGAAGCCTTAATGGCGACTCCCGAATCCTTACCTAACTCAGAAAATATCTTGGCTTTCGGCAATTCTCCCAAGATCTCCGCAAACTGCTTTTGCTGTTCTTCGGTTAAGGAAAGGTAAAAACTTACCACCTTACCCGAGGACTTTGGCAAAATAAGTCCGGCTTGGTTTGTTTCGCTGAAAGTCAATGATTTTACAAAACTATTGGCTTTTTCTTTCTTTAACTCGGTGAAAGCCTTAGATCCCTGCTCTGCTTTTGTCTCTAATATTTTAAGGGTTTTTTCGCTGACCTGAATCATCTTTTCGTTACCTTCTTTTTTATCATCGTCCTTGTCCTCATCCTTATCTTCGTCTTTGTCCTCGTCTTTGTCCTCGTCCTTGTCTTCGTCTTTATCTTCGTCTTTAGTTTCTTCTAAAATATCTTTGAACTTCTCTTTTTGTTCATCGGTCAACTCGTCTTTCTTTTCTTTTAAGAGGTCTTTATCTTCTTCTGTTAAATCAGCGACCTCTTTTTCAACAATTTCTTCAATACTCATTTTTGTTTCGTCAAATATGTTTCCCTCGGAAAGCACTACCGCTTTAAGCCCCTTGAAGTAGGGACGGTTCGTTAGTGCTCCACCGACCAACACATTTGAATATTTTTTGTGAGTTTCTGGGTCTTCGTATTTGGTGTAGAACTCCGGACTGAAATATTGGTAGGCCTTCTGTTTAAGAAGTTCCAACCCTTTTTCATTCCATTCTATCACCGCCCAAAGACCGTCACGACCTTTGTTAACCAACTGCTTAAACCAACCGATAGCGGGCTTTTCAGCATCGCCCACGGAATGGCCTTCGGTAATTGGCAGGTCCTTCCTAACCTTACTTTCAAAATTCTTAACAAATTGGCTTACATCCCTCTCCGCTATCTTTATCCTTCCATAAGTGGGATGCTTCCAGTCACCGATGCTCAAGACTTGAATCTCGTGCGTTTTATCACCCTCGGCGAACTTAAAATCTTTTACATCAATTTTATAAAATATTCTGTTCATAATTTCGGTGGACTTCCTCTCCACCCATTTATTACTAATTTTTGTATATAGTTTTTTCCACTGAGTCCAAGCAATAGCGAAAGGAGTTTTAATTTTTGGATCCTTTTTAACAGCATCGTAAATCGCAGCCAGTTTATTTATTTGGGCTATCGTCATCGGAGATCCCTCTGCCTTCGTTGGGAATCCGGCACGCTCAGCTTCTGTTATTGTTTTATATGGCATTTGATTGTTTTATTTTAGTTCTCCAGAGAAACCTTGTCAAGTCTATTCAAAATCCTCCGTCCCTCCCGGCACAAAAACGGATGAAGGATACCTTAATAAATCTACCAATCTATCCACCGAAGATTTTACCTGCTCTTGGACTCTGGTATTCTCTTTGATAACGGCGGTTGATTCTGATAGGTGATCCATAATGCGTTTGTCCTTCTCGTTATTCAATTTTAATTGATAACCAAATAAGGCAATTAAGAGGACACAAATTCCGACAGCTCCCGCCTGCACTATCATTCGTAGTCTGCCATTTGTTGAATTATTGTTGTCCATTTTTGATAACCTTTATCTCGTAATCATCTACGAGCCCTCCCATTATTTTAATAAAGTTCTCTTTTATGCTCCCCTCAAGTTCAAGCCGGATAATGGGCACGCCATTCTCTATCACGCAGTCCGGATCTTCTTCGCAGTTGTTTTTCTTGTCCTCCAAGACCTGATTCCAAACCGAAATTAAAATCTTATCTGTCCCTGGGGGTAGTATTTTCAACCCTTCTCCATATCCAGCATTATGTCCTATATTAAAACACAAGACACCGGTAGTTCCTGCTATCGTTGCTGCCACTCCTCCGGCTATTAGTTTTTTTATGATTTCTTTTTTATCCATTTTAATTTTTATATCGCATAAACCCCTGATATAAACTGATTGTGTTAGCTAATTTAGCACTTCCCCATTGAGCCGTAATAGTAACATCCATATTTGCCTCAGTATTTATTTCAATTACACCGACTAACTTAGTCTCAACATCATCTATTTGTAAATGGATGTGTATAGCTCGGCTACCATTTTCACCGATAGTTCTTTGGGTAGCATTGGCTTCTATATGCCAATAGTCGCCATCTAACGCCTTCGTTGAGGGTTCTAAAATAACCTTTTCTACTCCACCTATCTTAACTCTTATCTTAATTTGGTCAGCTTCTGACGCAGACCCACCATTTGAAACAATACCGTCAGCGTGAAACATAAATATATTTCCAGCAACTAAGCTATTAGCTGGCATAGAGCCTGTCCATAAAGTAGTTTCGGTTGTTGTATTTGCTACCGTTACTGTTTCTACCGCCACATCAGAAGTTCTATCTATGGCTCTTTGATGTGCTACATTTGTTATATAAAATCTGCCATCATTAAACTCCAATGCTCCACATTCGGGAGTGCCAAGGGCTGTCCCTGCTGTGAATTTTAATGGTGCTGTGTTTGCACTTGCTGTGCCTGCTGGTAGATGAAGTTTAGCGGTTGGTGATGTTAATCCTATTCCTACATTGCCACCACTAAATACAAAATCCCCTGTCGCAATAGTATGAACTGCGTCAGAGCCGTCCCAGCCGAAAGTATAGTCAGTAGTAGCAACCCCCGCCCTGAATAAACCAGTATCAGAAGCTATGTGAATGTCGCCTGTGGTGGTAATGTTACCTGCCTGAAAATCAAAGTTTCCTGTTGAACTGTCTATGTCTAACATAAGGGAGGTGTTTCCCCAAAACTGCATATCAATATCATTCACAGAAGTTCTACGATATGCTCTTATTCCTGTGACAATTGAGTCGCTATCGGTTGTTGACATCTGGAAGCCATAACCTGTCCAAGTATCAGCGTCATTATTGGCAGATTGAGCAGAGTAAACATAGCGATCTTTGAAGTCCTTAACTTGCAAGCGATAAATTGGTGCAATTGTTCCAATGCCCACATCTTTTGTAGAACTAACTAAATATAATGTTGAAGCATTGTTCGTTCTAAAATCTAAATTGTTCGCAGTCCGAGAACCCAATATTATAGGATTTCCTGTGGCTGTTGAAATCCCCATATAAAACTCGGTATTGCTATCTACTGCCCTCGCAAGAATATATGCCGAATTACTTCCATAAACGATTATTGCTTTACCAGAACCGGCAGAGGTTGTTACTTGTTCGGGGGTAACTCCGTCTTGACAGAAAATAGCAATAGGCTTATTAGTGTTAGGTTGGATTGCTGTATTGACCGAAAGATAATTGCTGAAAATATCGCCTATGGTGGTGAGGTCGCCCGTAATACTTGCATCGCCAACAGCTTCTACCGAATATGAAACATTACCCAAAGCAACTGTATTCGTCGCACCTGCATTTTCAAAATAACCAGCTTCGTCAGTAGATCCTATAACGGCGAGTGTATTATTTCCCTCAAAGTATCCCGAACTAAACCCATATCCCCCTAATGATGCTTTATAGGTGCTTCCAAAATATCCCCTGCCCGTTGTGGTGAGGTTATTATCGTTTAAATCAAACTCTGTCCCACTAAACAAATACTCTCCTGTGCTTGCTCCTCCTATTGCGAATGAGATTACATTATCAGAATAAGATTGAATCCAAGTATCGCCGTCGGCATCTGTAATAAGGGAGTAACCGTCTAAATCAAAGTTACTTCCAGCGACTCCTCCGAGGGTAAAGACCCCTGCGATATCTATATCCTCAGCCCAAATCTTCGCACACCTCGTTCCGGTAGAACAAAGATGCCAATTTGGATCTACGGGAAAGACGCCTACCCCGTCACCATACCAATATGTGGGAGGAGGTATTCCCCCGCCTATCTGAGCGTATGTATAAAGCCCGACTGAAAATAGTAATCCCAGTAAAGCTCCTAATAATATGTATTTGATACTTTTCATATCCAACAAAGTATTTCTAATGTTTGGCTCGCTGTTGGGCTTTGAGCATAAACTGTTACCCCCGTTAAATCCATACCCTCCAAATGCAACGAGCTTCCAAAAGGGATTGTGATATAAGTCGTCCCCGATTTACCCACAGCAAAAGCGATTTTCAATAAAGCAGTCGTCCCCCTCAATTTAATATCAACTTTTTTTGTGCCGGTTGGTAGTGCCTGCGAGTATTCCGTGTTAGCAGCAGTCATCGCCACATTATAGATTGTCGGGGTTTTGGCAACCTCAACAGGGTTGATAGTCTGATTATTCTTGTTCTTTATCCAAACCCTGCTCGGTCCTCCACCACCACCTCCCAACGCCTTGTAAATCTCACTTTCAAACACCAATTCCACAGGCAACGGCTTCTTTACTGAAATGCCTCCCAGCGATACTTTAATCTCACTCTTTAGAAAGTCAGTAATCGTCTTAGTAAGTCCAGTAAATCCTGTTACTTTCGTTTCCTTTGGGAAGACGATTTTCTTCTCCTGCATTACAACCTTCTGGGTTTTGACCTCAACTTTCGGTGGTGGGATATTCTTAATAATCGGCTTCTGAGGTTCTACATTAACTATCGGCGCGGATATCTTGATATTTTTAATTGCCTCAATTATTTCCTCCTTGCTTACTACGGGTTTAAGGTGCTTTGCTATCTCAATAGCCAGAAGTTTCCTCTCTTTACTCTTTTTAGCATCGTCTAACTCCTCTGTCAAACTGACAATCTGGTCAAAAGGAATGCCCTCTTTTTTAAAATATTCTCCAATCGCTTTTCTGATTTTAAGTAGCTTCTCCTTGTCCATCTTTTAAAACATCTTTAATAGTTTTTCCAAGATTGACTAAGGACTCTTTTTTTTCTCCCAATTCTTTTTTCTCTTTTTCTATCCTCGCTTTGTCCTCAGCCACTATCTTTTTTTCTTCTTCTAAATCCCTCTCCTCTCCAGCCCAGAACTCAGTCGCTTGCGTCTTTAAGAAATCAGCCGCAGGTGAAGCCTTTTTTATAATAGGAACTCTCGGTGGTTTAAAAACATTGATGGTCTCAAATCTCTCTTGAAGCTCTTTTGGAATACCGGTAATCGCTGGCAGTTCCGGCTCCTCCTTCATAATCTCAACCCATATTCCCCGGCAGTTTGAATGGATGCCATCGTTCTTTGTAAAGGAAGCGTTCTTAGGAAAGACCCTGCTGTCAATAGACATACAATAATTACAGGTTACATTATCTAAAATCTCACTCCTTTGGAGAGCATAGATATCCTTATCATAAACTTTAAAACTTGCCCGCCTCCCTTGGTTGATAGCACCATTAACGGCAATAGCCGGAACGTTGAAAGAGATACTACTCGCCTCTCTCCTTATCGCCTTTGTCAGTTTGGATAAGGTGTCGGTCACGGATCTCTTTTGTTGACGCCCAAGCAGTAAAGCCAACTTACCCGCTTTCATTAAACCGTCCGCCATTATGAGAGCCAAGGCATCTGCTTGCTTTGACATATCTTGAACGGAGGTCGCTGGGTTCGCAGGCACAGACTTTTTCATTTCGTGAGCAGCCATCATCTTCCCGTATTCAAATAACTCTTTGACAATACTAAAGACCTCTTTGCGATATTCTCCTTGGTAGCGAACTGACATCTTTGCTAATCTTGTTCGCCTTTCCGAACTGCTCGGGGTTTCTAAAACTATCTGCATTTGGCGGATTAGGTCGTTGCTTGACTTTGATAAAATCTTTTTCAGAGCCACTCTTAATCTGTTTTCTGTTTCATTCATCTTCCTTTGGATATCGGCAAAGTTTACTTTCTGCTCGGCAAAGGTCAAAGGACGCCAACTGACAAACTCGCTGGCCTCAATCTTTTCCTCCATCTCTTTTTCCTTTGGTTCTTCCTTTGGCTTCGGTTTCTCCTCCTCCTCCTCCGGTTTCTCGGGCAGATCCATTAGTTGCCTTACGGTATCTTCAAGGTTGTCGTCAGGTTTAATTACACCCTGTTGAACCATACTGGCAAGAGCTTTGGCAATCTTGTCATAAGGAACTATACCTATCTTTGAAAACTTCAGCTCGGGATATTCTTCAACAGTATAGTTTAAATCCACCAGTTGCTTAATGGCGTATTTGTTTATCACATCCGCAACCTGACGAGCCGTTGCTGTAAGATTATTATGAAAGGTAGAAGATTGGTCAACACTCAAACTACGCGAACCGGTCGGACCCGAACCTAAATCCATAAATTGCGCTAACACGCTTGAAAGTATCTCACGATTGTATCTCCTTATCGTAGAGTCGGGGTCTTTGACAGTCTTCGCTTTCATATCCATAAAATCAACCTCCCAACCCTTAGGTTTAATCATATAACCTTGCTCATTTGCCCGAAGATTTTTTAAAAGGACTTTAGCCTTTGCGTAATCCTTGTCGGTATAACCCTGAGGCAAATCAACATATGGAATCCCTAACCCCTGTCTTTCAAAAGCAATCGCATTTATTTTCTCTATGTGTTCCTTGAAGAACCAAGACCTATAAGCATTTCTAAGAGTTGAAATACCAACCCAGTTATCCCCCTCTTTCTTGTGGGTAAAAATCAAAAGCTTCTCTATCGGAATTGAAGGTTGTTTTCCATTCGGCAACATTTGGGTAACTCCGTCCTTCCCCTCCGCTGTTTGCCATTTGTAAATCGTAGCAGGCAAGCGTGGGGCGAATTTTCTCCAACCTATCATATTCTTTCCTTGATACTCCATCGCCTTAAAGACTTTTTCAAAGACCATAAAACCAAAAGGCAGCATCATCAATGCCTGCCTTAAAAAGTCATCCCACGTTATTGACATTTTGTTAAAGAGGTTCTCTGAAATAAAATCTGCTACCTCTTTATCTCCTTCATCTTCCGAAGCCGGTTCAATCCACCAGTTCGCAGCCCTGATAGGTAATTCACAAGCCAGCAAAGCAGACTTCACTATCCCGTCCGACTTCCTCATTTTTTCATAGACACCAATAGCGGCAGAACCGGTCAGCTCGTTAACATAATCTTCATCTGTAATTGAACCGCCGAAAATCGTAGTGCCTGAAGCACCTATCTCTCTGTCCTTTTGAACGGGTGATTTGAACGATAGTTTTATATTGCGTCCAAAGAATTTCATTTTGAGAACTTCCTTTTTTTAATAATAGTATTTTTCAGAAAGGTCTGTCAAGTGCTAAAATTATTGCTAAGTAATCTTTCCTCTCTCATATGACATTTTCTACATAAAGAAATTAGATATTTATCATTATCATCTTTTCCTATTCTCCAAGGTTTCTTGTGATGGACATCTAATTTCTTTTTAACTCCACATTTCTGACAAGTGTATCTGTCTCTTTTTAAAATTCGTTTTCTTATAATATCCCATTCAGGAGTATGAAGTCTTATTTGGGATTCAGGAGTAACTCCTCCTTTCCAATTCCAATGATTTTTTCCTTTTGTTTTCGGACTTAAATATCTTTTATTTTCATTCCACGCTTTTCTTCCTTTTAATGCTTCACTTAATTTTCTCCTATGTTCTTTTGTAAATACTCTACCAGTTAAAGCCTTACTAACTTTTTTTCTCATTTCTAAACTTTTGTTTCTTTTAACAAGTAAAGGATTTGGTTTACCTTTATTCCAAGGAATTTGTCCTTTTTTGAATATTTGGGGATTATTTTTAGCTGACGGATTTTTCTTTCCTTTACACCAAGAAACACATCCTTTAACAAATTGTCCTTTATTATTTCTCTCCATTAACTCATTATTACCTATTACGGCAGGTCTGTCAAATCCTCATTTTTCAAAAATCACGATTCAAAATACCGGCAGAAGCAGGCTTATCCTCCTCATCTATTTCCCCCTGTTCTGGGAACGGATCAACCGCTCCCTTAGAATGAGTATAGCAAGCATACCTCCCAGCGTCCATCAAATGATCCTTCACCTTCACCGGCTCATCTATCGGCTTCTCGTCCTTCACCTTCCAACTATAACCCTTGACTTCATTCTGAGCATTAAGAGAATCCTTTGTTATATGAAAGCCGTGACTCTTGATAAAATCTATCCCATCATTGACGCTCTTGTCGGCAGGTAAAACATTAAAGCCCGCCAAATTTATTTCTTCTATCCTGTCAGGCTCTGAGCTGTCCGCATAGATGTAGGCAGTCTTAGATATTTTCTCGTCTTTCATTTTTTCTATCAGTTGGGTATTCGTTAAATAACTTTCATACAATTTCTCCTTCCAATAATACTCTTTATCTTTTATCGCTATCTCTGAAATTGCTGACGGATTATTATATCCAAAATCCAATCCATAAATAATCTCATCGGGATTCTCCGGCAGGTTGTCGCAGAGTTTCCAATGATTATAAATTAAAGTCTCGGCAATACCTTTCAACCCCAACCCATAAATCCTCCAATAATTCTTGTCCTTGTTTTTATAACTCTCAATCTCTTTTACTATCGCTTCGTGTAGAAAAGGATTATCCTTGTATGTTGAACGAATAATTTTACAATCCTTTCTCGTTTGTAGTTCATCATAAATCCAATGGCTGAAATATGAAGGGTTGTAATCTAAAAATATCTGCTTGTCAGTCCTCAATACTAACTGACGATAATCCTCTAAGGTAAATTCATTCGCCTCATTCATCCAAAGGTAGTTTCTCCTTCTGCTCCTGACTTTAAGTGGCTGGTCAACCCCAAAGAACTCAACTTGGTTTCCTTTGTAGGTATAGATATTCTCTGATTTGTTGTGATTATCCACTCGGTATATCTGTCGGCTTTTCAAAACATTAAAGAAATCCTTCATCGCAGTTGCCCTCAATGCCGGTAGAGTTTTTCTTACTATTGAAATAACTACTCCTCTTTCCCCAAGGAGAATATCCGCACAAACCTGAGCAAGAGACACCGTTTTTGAGCTTCCCGTTCCACCTTCATTTATGATTATTCTTGTCCCTTTCTTATGCTCCTCCCAGTTTTTATCATAAACTTCGGTCGCTGCTGTTCTTAACTTCATCTTTTGTTTTTATTATTTTAACTTCTATCCCATCTATCTCCTCACCTAACCCTAAATCAATTCCCTGCCTCGGCATCCCATCAATTCTGTTTATAATATCCCTTAACATAAAAGTATCTCCTTTCATTGCTTTTTCAATCGCTTCTCTCATCAATACCTTTGCTTTCATTTCTTTCTTTCCTTCAGGAACTTCTTGTAATAATTCCTTTAAAATAGAAACAAGAGAAAATTTTGGTCTTCCCTTTGGATTGCCCGATTGCCCAGGCTTCCACTGAAATTCTTTCGGTGGATTTTTATTTCCTATTTTCTCCTTGTTATCTCCCTGTTCATTAGGGAGTTTTTTCTTTATTTCTGTCATAGCATTTCTATTAGGCAGTCACCTTGAATTATTTTATTCATTATACTTAATTCGCCAAATGGCGAAAGATAGGTTTTCTTATTTCGGTGCAGGCGCCGGTTCCATCTCAACTCTGGTGCGGAAATGGCCTTTTGCCTTATCAATTATTTCTTTTCCTTTTAACCTCTCTTTAAGATCAAGGCCTTTGAAATTATACGACGTCCTTTGTAAGCAGAAATACTGGTCCGCCTCGTCCAATTTTATCTTATCAAAATCAAGCTCGCAGATAAACTCCACTATCAGTTTCTTTGTTTTCGGGCTAAATCTCATAAGGAGGAATAGCAACCTCTCAAGCCGAATATACTTGCTTCTCTGCGATGCCTTTAATTCTCTTTTATATAATATCTGGAAAACGCGCTTGAGTTCCTTTATCGGATTTTCTTTTAGTGCTTCCTTGTTAATTTCAGGCAAAATGTCTTGCTCCCTAAACCTATAAGCAGCATCGCTATCCAAAGCCACACAACCGAGATTTCTGCTCTTTGAAGCCATATCTCTTATATTCACGTCCTTAATTTTTCCTATCATAATCTCACTAACCCGATAGATTTCCCTGACCGAAGCCGAGAACTTAATAGGATCTGGTATAAGTTTGCCCCTCCTGAACAACACATAGGATTTCTCAATCGCTGTATTACAAAGCAATAACAGATATTTCTTAAAAACTTTTCTTCTAAAAATAAAGAACAGCGCCAAAGCCAAACGAATAAACTTAGAATTAAGAAATGAATAGGAAACCATAAAAGCGGCTTTCGGCACTTCCAAAGTATCAACTATAATTTTGTTAGGAAAACCTTTGTAAAGATAACTACAGCCTAACAACTTACAGAATACGCCACCACTCTCCGGCTCAATAGTCTCCTCAACTACTCCGGTGCAGTTTTCCATCTCTCCAAATGCTCCGAAGATTAACTTAATCTTTTTACTGTTTTCAAGGAACTCACGAACCTTTTCCTCGTTTTTTAACTGCTCTGCGGTTAAACTTTTATTTTCCATATTAAATAAATAACCGCCAAAGCTAAACCTATTAGCATAATGGCGATTTTAGTTAATTGTAAAGTTAATTCTATTTTTTTTGAGAGCATTTTTGTTTTTTATCTTCTATAAAGAAATTCATTCTAATAATTTTATTTATCTTCACCATTTTTTCTCAACTCATCTATCACCTCTAAATAGGTGTTCTCGTTGTTTATTATCTCTTGGAGATTAGTTTTATCAACCGCCATTTTCGCAGCGTCATCACCAACTTTTTTAGGGTCTAATATTATTATACTCTTTTTATTCAGAAAAGCCAACTCCATCTCAGCAGAAACTTTGGCTTTTAAAGATATATTGTGTAGGTTGATTAAGAACTCATCTCGAGAGATTTCTCTTGCTTTCTCCATAAAACTTCTACCTCTATTCTCGGATTTTCAGCCGAGAATATTTTTTCGGTTGTTAATTTTTGAATTTGACTATCGTCCCCATAAACTATACCCTCTAACGAATCAAGAACTATTTTACTATAATTGTCAACATCTCTCTTTCGCTTGCCCTCCTTGCCTTTAAAAAACAAGGTAACTTTCGCATCGCAACCATTCGTTATCATTTCAGCTTTGTGCTGAAGTTTGGCTTCTAATTGATATTGCTCTTTCCTTTCTTTTCCCTGCTTCGTCATATAACGGGTAGGGAACTTCCCTCGGCACGCCGACCGGTAAATGTGCTGTGTGCTTAGGGGGTTACCCGTTAAAGTTATTTTCATTTGATAATTTTTCTTTATTTTTTTTATATTTTTTCATAAACTCATTCTTCTTGTAATTCATACTTCTCCTTTTCTTTGTCCTATGCTCCCGATGAAGGAAGCCGGGAGTTTTAAGTGATTTAACTCTCCTCGCCATTTTATTCTAAGAACTTCTCTAATACCCAACTAATCAACATAAACTCTATGAAGATAGCTAAGGTTAAAGATAGCATTGCTAAATCGTAGAGTAGGTCTTTTTTATTCATATTTTTTCCTCGTCTTTCTTTTCGCTAATTACTAAAATTTCCTTAACATTAAAATTCTCTTTAAGTGTCTTTAATACTTTTGACCTCATTTTGAGTTGAACCAGAAAAACTAAATTCTCTTTGATATAAATATCTTCGCCTTCTGGTTTTTCGTTTTGATTTGCCATAATTAGTTTTTTTGTTTTAGATTTATTCTCTGAAAGTTGGGTGGACTATTTTATTATGAACCTTTATAAAAGCATCTAATTTTAGCCTAATTGTTTGTTTTTGGTCAGGCATAACATTGGTTTTTATATTTTTCCCGCATTTTTCACAACGGATAGTTAGACATCTATCAAATCTCTTGTTCACATTTCCTTTATTTTTATTTTTAATAAACCTTACCGCATTTAGATATAATCTTCTTTTATTTCTCCAAGCTATTTAATTTGATTCGTTTAAAATGATATTTT